GGTGATCTTGTAAAAGAGACGTTGGGTGTTGCTAAAGATCAGTTATCTCATTATAAAGAGCAGGCCCAGTTCCTGGGTCAGAAGAAGTATAATAAGGAAACGATTGTTGAGTATTTTAATCGTGTATTCCCATCGTTGTCTAAGGATGAGCTGAAACGTGCTAATACTGCATTCCCCATCAGCCGTCAGGCCGAGGAGGCAATGGCTGTTGTTCATACCCAGCCCGGTGCTAACTTTGCCGAAGGTAGTTGGTGGCAGGCATTTAACGCTGTAACGTATATGACTGATCATAAGATGGGTCGTTCACGTGATAGCCGTCTGACATCTGCCTGGTACGGTATGAATCGTGTTAAGAAAGAAAAAGCATTGGATCTGGCTGTAGAGTATGCAGCGGTAGCCTGAAACTGTTGACTTAGTAGTAAGTAGCAGATATAATAATAAAATAGTGCACAGGTGGCAGAGCGGTCCAATGCAACGGATTGCAAATCCGTAAAACCGTCGGTTCAAATCCGACCCTGTGTTCCATTAGACTAAGAGGCTCGTTCGTATAGAGGTTATTACTGCGGATTGTCTATCCGCTTACGGGAGTTCGATTCTCCCACGAGTCGCCATATAAATTACCCCCTTGGCGGAATTGGTAGACGCGCCAGATTTAGGTTCTGGTATCGAAAGGTGTAGGAGTTCGAGTCTCCTGGGGGGTACCATTGATTTAACTTGCAAAGTATACTGTGTTACATTTAATTAAAACGTTAACCGATAGTTTTTTCAGTATGCTGGGCGAGGACCCAGTAAGACCTAATATACCTCATGTAGATAGGGTGGGAGATAATAAAGATATATTTGTTCTACGGGACGAAGAGAATAAAGTAAAAGCAATTACCTGTGTTAGTTATCAGAGTAAGATACCTACAATGGAGTGTGAGTTGTTTGAAGTATCTACAGTACCTGATACTGCTGTTTTTTATACGATATGGAGTTATGCTCCGGGTGCAGGACGTAAGCTTATTTTTGATGCTGTAAAGCATATAAATGAAAATAATACAAACATAACCCGGTTTGTAACTTTAAGTCCTAAAACGGAGCTTGCAAAACGGTTTCATTTAAAAAATGGCGCTATCGTTTTTAGAGATAATGAAGAGACAGTTAATTATGAATATGTAATGGAGCGTTCGTCTATCGGTTAGGACATTAGGTTTTCATCCTAATAAGAGGAGTTCGATTCTCCTACGCTCTTCCAATTTAAACTGCGGGGTTCGTATAGTGGCAATACCTGAGCCTTCCAAGCTCATGCGGAGAGTTCGATTCTCTTACCCCGCTCCACATATATATTCATGCACTCTTGTCAGCACTGTGGGAAGCGCAGATAGACAATACTAGAACAAGGTTCGAATCCAAACAAGAGTGCTTCTTTATGGTTTATGCAGTTGTTAGTGTAAGGGTTAACACCACGGATTGTGATTCCGTTAATATGGGTTCGATTCCCATACTTCTGCCCAAGTCAAATCCAAGCAAAAGTGTTAATTTACTGGCGATAGTTCAATGGACAGAACAGTAGCCTTCTAAGCTATCAATCCAGGTTCGATTCCTGGTCGCCGGACCAGTTATTCTACAGGAGGAGGCTCAAATATTAAATTACGTAGCCCGTACTCATAATCTTTAAGTATCTCTAACATAAGTGTACACACTTGCACTCTATGTTGAAAATTTATTAGTTCATTTTTTCTTTGTTGAATTTGATTAGCAATAAACCCTGTTAGTAGATTTTCACTATCAGTTTTTATCCGTAATTTACTTATTACTTTTTCAAGATTAATAATGTATCTTTCAGTAATCCCTATATCTTTATGAGCCAGGTCAAGCATGGTTCTGGTTTCTACTTCTGCAATTTGTATCAGATCGTCTTGCTCAACGTTAAAATTTGGAACGATATGTAAGAGTATTTGAACAATATTTGCTATTGCTTCATCCTTAGCATTGGTAGTGGTAGTCTCACCTGTAATGTCATATTGTTTTCTACGAACCGGGTCACTTAATATTTCATATGCAAGTTTAATGCATTTAAATAATTCCTCATTACCGCCTTTATCTGGGTGATGCATCTGCGCAAGGGTTCTATACCTTTGCCTAATAGTTTCTAACGAAGCATCAACTGGTACATCTAATTCGGTATAAGGGTTCATTTTAATAAAGTAGTTATCAAGTATTTATTGATAAATAACCTGTGGCAGTTTCATTTTGTTTATGATATAATTATGCAATAGGAGTGTGATATGAGGGTTGAGTTTAATTCGTTACATTGGAACAACGTTGATAAAGACATGCTGTCGGCGCATCAACGCGTTATGGATTATTTTGGTATTCCAATAAACTACCATAACCTAGATGGTTATAATCACGGTCATTGGATGCAAGGGGTAATTAATAACTCAACAAGTGATGTAATTGTATTCATGGAGCCCGATTGCATACCTCTTAATAAACGGTACTTAGAGTATATTAAGTATGTAAACAGAAACGAGACGTTTGTTGGTATTGCTCAAGTTTCAAATCATATTTCCCCCAAATCTCATATCTACGCCGCACCCGGCTTCTATGCAATCTCTAAGAAAGCATATGATAAGCTAGATCGCCCATCATTTACTGAAACACGTCGTTCAGATACCGCAGAAGAAATTAGTTACATGGCTGAAGAAAGAGGTATGAAGTATCGTGCATTGATGCCTACGTATTTTGAGAAGCCTTCTTCTGAAGGTATCTGGCCTTTAAGCAATCTTGGTTACTATGGTATAGGTACTGTGTTTGATAATTCAATTTATCACCTGTATCAATCGCGAATGGCGGAGAACATTGAGATGTTTGTTAAGCGTTGCGATCAAGTTACAAGAGACGAATTTACAACTGAGTTCTTTACCCCTGCTACTACATTTACATTATGAAAATATTATTTCACGCCAATACATTAAACTTCCGCGGTACAACGGTTGCGGTAACCGACTATGCAAGATACAATCAAGAGATCCTTGGTAATGAGAGTATTATTGCATACAACGCCGGGTTAGGGAATGATAGAGATATGGGAACAGAATCGGCAGTGCTTGATAGTCTTAAGCAGCGATTTGATGTCATAGGATACAATGAAGGCGATCTACCAGGTATAATTGAAAAAGAAAAAGCTGACTTTGCTTACTTTATTCGTGCCGGTGGTAAGGAGCCTGTCCCAACTAATGTTAAGACAGGTGTACATGCGGTATTTCAAAACTTTGAGCCTCATGGGGATAAGTATGTCTATATTTCTGAGTGGTTATCTAATAAGATGTCTGATGGTTCAGTTCCGTTTGTCCCACATATAGTTAATTTACCGGCCCCTACCAGAGACTACAAAGAATCTTTAGGTATTAGAAGTGATCAAATCGTTTTTGGTCGTCTCGGTGGCTACTATACCTTTGATCTTAAATTTGTTAGAGAATATATTATTAAGCTTGTTAAAGATAATGATAAATTTGTATTCATCTTTATGGGTACACAGCCTTTTATTACACACCCTAATATTAAGTTTATCAATGAGACGCACGATGTACAGAAGAAAGCTAATTTTATTAATACATGTGATGCTATGATACATGCCAGGACCCGGGGGGAGAGTTTTGGCCTTTCTATCGCTGAATTCTTATCCCTCAATAAGCCTGTAATTGCCTGGAATGACGGTGAGGATCAAAATCATATGGACATGCTAAAAGATAGCGGGCTATTATATAATGATGCAAATCATTTGAATTATCTACTTCACAACCTTTCTGAATTTGAAGAAGATTGGACTAAGAGAGTTGAACAGTACAAGCCAACCCCTGTAATGAATAAGTTTAAAGACGTATTTTTATCATGAAAATAGGAATGATTTTTGCTGGTATTTCCTTTGGTTATAAGAGAGATAGAGACTTTAGTCATTGCTTTCCTAATATAAGCCGAAATTTAATTGAGCCCTTGCAATTACAGCACACCGTTAATACATATGTTGTGACATACGATAGTGATCGTATAGATGAGGTAGTTAAACTACTCAATCCCAAGAAGATTGCAACTATTCCGTATGAGGGAAATAGTCAAAACTCGGTTCGGGCAGAAGCGATTAAGCTTGTTGAAGGTGAGGATATTGACTTTTATATTATGTGTAGGTTCGATGTTCACTACAACAAGAGCTTTGAAGATTTTAATATTGATTGGAATAAATTTAATTTTACCTCACCTGAACCGCAAGAGTTTTGGGAGAGTGAGAGATATGTTAGCGATACATTTTACGCGTGGCCAAAGCAGTTACATATAGGGGTAGTTCAGGGGTTCCGGGTACTTGCTAATGTTAATACGTTCGCTCCGTTTAAGGTCGACCCACAGGAGGGTAGAATGAACTATCGGTACTTGCCTGAACACATGCATAATTTCTTTTCTATTCTTACCCCGTTAATTGGATTACCCAGTATTCATTTTATGAGTAAAGAACCTCAAGTAGCCGGGCATTTACTCTTGAGTACCTGTCATCGCGTTAATGTTGACTACTGGCTACCACGTGGTAATTTTATCAATCAAGAAGTAATTGACCGTTTTAAAAATACGGACGAAGATACACATGAATAAGCTTGTAATATTTGATTTAGATGGTGTATTAATTGAGAGCAGAGAACTACACTATCAAAGTCTTAATGATGCGTTGAAAAGTATAAGTCAAAAGTACGTGATAGAAAGAGACGAGCACTTATCTATTTACGACGGGCTTAATACTACAAAAAAATTAAAACTGCTTTCTGAGACCAAAGGTCTTCCTATTGAATATCATGATACTGTGTGGCAAAGAAAACAACTAGCTACTTTTGATCTAATTAGGAAATTTGAAATTGATACTAAATTAGTAGACATATGTATCAAGATTAAATCGGCAGGTTATATGATTGCCGTTGCTAGTAACAGTATTCGAGAGTCCGTAAAACTCAGCTTACTTAAGATTGGTATCATGGAGTATGTTGACTACTATGTTAGTAATCAAGATGTGGTGCACCCCAAGCCATATCCAGAGATGTACTGGCAATGTATGACAGCGTTAAAAGCTTTGCCGAGAGATACCCTAATTATAGAAGATAGCCATATCGGAAGACAGGCTGCTATGGATAGTGGCGCACTTTTACTAGCGGTTGAAAACTCTAACGATGTAACCTGGGATAAAATAAATTCAAGACTACAGCATATGAATTCAAAGTTAACCTCAAATATTATACCTTGGAAAGACAGTAGATTGAATGTACTCGTCCCCATGGCAGGTGCAGGTAGTAGGTTTGCACAACAAGGCTATACATTCCCTAAACCGTTAATTGAAGTTAACGGGAAGCCAATGATACAGGTTGTAGTAGAAAACTTAAATATTGAAGCACATTACATCTTTATCGTTCAACGCGAGCATTATGATAAGTACAACCTTAAATACCTTCTTAACCTAATAGCCCCAGGTTGTGATATTGTAATGGTTGATGGTATAACAGAGGGAGCTGCGAGTAGTACCTTACTTGCAAAAGAGTTTATTAATAACGATGCACCTTTAGTTATGGCAAACAGCGACCAGTTTGTTGAGTGGAATAGTAATGAGTGTATGTACGCATTTACAGCAGATGATATTGATGGAGGTATACTAACTTTTGAAGCAACACATCCAAAGTGGAGTTATGCTAAAGTTGGATCAAATGGCTTTGTGAGTGAAGTTGCAGAGAAGAAAGTAATTAGTAATGAGGCAACTGTTGGGGTTTATTATTGGAAACATGGTAGTGATTACGTTAAGTATGCTGAAGAGATGATTAATAAGAACATCAGGGTTAATAATGAGTTTTATGTTTGCCCGGTCTTTAATCAGGCAATCGAAGATGGTAAAAAGATTAAAGTAAAACGTATTAATAAGATGTGGGGTATTGGTACACCCGAGGATTTAGAAATCTTCCTACAGTCATACAAAGCTTAATAACATGAACGATAGTAGATTAAAACTTATAGCGCATCGCGGTAACACAACAGGTCCAGATCCTAGTAGCGAGAATACCCTTGCCGTCATAGACCACTGTATTGATATGGGGTATGATGTTGAGATAGATCTTTGGTATCATGATGGGGATTTATATCTAGGGCATGATGAGCCTACAATTCCAATTACTATCGATTATCTACTTCCGCATAAAGATAAACTTTGGATTCATTGCAAAAATCTCCAGGCTTGTACAAGATTACATAACCTACGTAATTTTAATTATTTCTTTAATGAAGAGGATAATTATGCTTTGACCTCTGAGCGGTTTGTTTGGACATACCCTAGGCCACAGAACGTATATGCCTGGAATCAGGTAATGTTAGATTTTGGTTCAGATGTTGATTTTAAAAAATACGAACTGTTAGGGGTGTACGGCGTTTGCGCTGATTACTTACCTATAATTAAAAGGAGCTAATTATATGACAGGGCAGGCGCGGGTTAATTATATGACAGGAGCTAATTACATGGCGGTAGAAAAGAAAAAGATTTATATTGCAGGGTCGGGAGGTATGCTTGGTGATGCATTCTATAAAATTTTTAGTTCGGATTATGAATTGAAGTGTACTGATATAGATTTAAATGCAGAGTGGTTATCTTATCTAGATTTCCGATATATAGATGCATATACAGCAGACGTTATGGCATTTAAACCTGACTATCTATTTCATGTAGGTGCGCATACTGATCTTGAGTATTGTGAAGATAATGTTGATGACACTTACATGACAAATACGTTATCGGTAGAAAATGCAGTATATATTTCTAATAAACTTAATATACCTCTTCTGTATATCTCTACAGCAGGAATATTTGACGGTAAGAAAGAAGAATATGATGATTGGGATATACCTAACCCCCTAGGTCACTACGCCAGGAGTAAATATGCTGGTGAGCTGTTTGTAGAGAAGAACTCTAAAAGGTATTTAATTTGTAGAGCAGGGTGGATGATGGGAGCCGGTCCCAGTAAGGATAAAAAGTTTATTAATAAAATAATGGCTAAATTAAAGAGCGGTGAAAAAGAACTCTTTATTGAAAATAAGCTAGGTACGCCAACCTACACATACGACTTTGCGAAATGTGTGAAGGGTCTATTAGAAAAAGAATATTGGGGTCTGTACAATATGGTTTGTAGTGGGGCTACTGGTAGGTATGAGGTAGCACAAGAGCTAGTTAAAATACACGGGCTTGAAAACGACGTAAAGATTACACTTGTTGGTGCAGACTACTGGGCTAAAGAATACTTTGCAGCCAGACCAGATTGCGAGCGATTGGTGGATAAAAAGTTAAAATTAAGAGGCATGAATTTTATGAGACACTGGAAAGTGTGCTTAAAAGAATACATGCAAACACATTATGCAAACTACTTGGAATAATTATGCATTCAGAATATAAAATATCAGTTGTGTGTCCCATCTATACAATAAGGGATCAATTAGGGTCAAGATTTCTTGTCGAATATCTTACTATGTTAACACATCAAACGTTTAAGAATTTTAATGTCATTGTTTCTGATCAAAGTGACGATAATATTTTTGAAGATATATGTAAGTCTTTTTCTGACACCCTTAATATTAAGCATGTAAGAAATGCAGGTGCCAAGGGCATTTGTAATAATATTAATGTTGGTATGAGGCACGCAACAGGTGAGATTATAAAGATCTTGCACGTAGATGATTTCTTTTACAACAATGGTGCACTCGGACAAATTGCGCATGCGTTCGATCACAACCCTGGTAAATGGTTAATTGGTGGATTTTGTACCAGTGATCAAGAAAGAAGTAAAGTATACAATGCGAGATTACCCCGATATGATAATGCTGTTGTTAATGGAGATAATTCTACAGGTAATCAATCTAACTACGCTATACGAAGAGAGTTTGCAATAGAGATGGATGAATCTCTTCTATTCTTATGTGATGGTGAGTTTTTCTATCGTTCATACTACCACTACGGTATGCCTATTATGATCAATGATATTTTAATATGTTTTAGAGAACATTATGCATCGACGTACTTAATGCTTTTAAAACAAGAGCCCGTAACCCAGCTTGAGGTCAAAGAACGGCAGTATTGTGTAGATAAATTTAATAAACCCGTGGAACATAAACTCGTATGCTACCTAAACTAATTCATAAAAACTTTACAAAGAGTAATACTAATTTTTTATTCTTTAATGCTGATGATGGCCTGTCAAATGCTATGATCCGGGATGGGGGAGATTGGGAGGAGCATATTAAAGAAAAAAGTAGAGAGCTTCTTAAGGGGGTAGATCAACCTACAGTTCTTGACATAGGTGCAAATCTTGGTGCCTATTGTATACCCATTGCAAAAGAAATACAGAGTAAGGGCGGTACGGTGCATGTATTTGAACCTCAAAGAATTGTGTATTACCAGTTGTGTGCTAACATAGTCCTTAATAGATTAGATAATGTTTATGCTTTTAATCAAGCAGTGGGTGACTACGATGGTATGATTAACATTCCGGATATTAATTATGAACATAACCCAAATATAGGGGCTTTTTCTTTCGTTAAACAATATCGAGATGCCCATGGTCTTGGACCATCCATGTCTGTAAATAATACCCAGGTACCTATCATTCAGCTTGATAGTTTGACGCTACCGACGCAGGTTGACCTCATTAAAATAGATGTTGAAGGGTTTGAGATAAATGTACTTCGTGGGTCTGCCGACTTCTTAATGCGTAACGGGTACCCCCCTATCCTATTTGAAGTATGGAACTTCGAATGGTTTAAGGAAGGTAAGCAAGAGATCTTTGATTGGTTAGTAAGTGCTGGGTATGAAATTACCTCGTTAAATGGTATTGATCATCTAGCGAAACACCCATAACTGTGGTACTACAGGAAGGATGAGCGTATAATATCTAATTATGAGAGGATTATATGAAATTTGGTAATGAAACTATTGCGCTACTAAAGAACTTTGCGTCTATTAATACGAACATCGTCTTTAAGCCTGGTGATAATGTGAGTACTATATCTAATGCAAAGAATATCTTTGTAAAGGCTACCATTAAGGAAGCTATACCTAATGAGTTTGCGGTGTATGATTTAAACTCTATGCTAGCGATGCTCACGCTAATGGATAACCAAGAGGTTGAGTTTAGTGATAAGTGTCTTGTAGTTACAAGCCCGATGGGTAAATTTGAATACTATTATTCTAATGCAGATATTGTAACAGCGGCTCCTGCAGGGGAAATTGAACATACCGATGTTTATAAGTTTAAACTTACTGCTGAAGATGTTCAAATGATTATGAAAGCGGCTGCTATTACAGGAGCGCCTACTGTAACTGTATCCTGTAAGAATCAAGAAGTTACATTATCGGTTAGTGATCGTAAAAATGATACAGCTGCTAACTTTAAGAAGCAGATTGGAACCTCCTTTGAAAATTTTGATATCTTTATTGCAGTAGAGAACTTAAAAGTTATTCCTGATGCTTATGAGGTAACTGTAGCTAAGACTCCTAATGGTAAGGCAAAGTTCCTTCACTTTAAGCATGAATCAAAACAACTACAATACTGGATAGCCGCCGAACCTGGTTCAGTTGTTTAACCTAGGATTACATTATGAACGAACACTTTCTCTTTGTTGAGAAGTATAGGCCGCGGACTATTAATGAGTGTATCTTACCTGAGGATCAAAAGCAGTTCTTTAATCAGCTAGTTGCAAAGGGTGAGATACAGAATATGCTTCTGTGTGGTACTGCTGGTACTGGTAAGACAACGGTAGCGAGAGCTTTATGTGAAGAGCTTAAGACTGATTATATTATCATCAACGGATCGGAAGAGTCCGGTATCGATGTCCTTCGGACTAAGATTAAATCTTTTGCATCTACGGTATCCTTTACCGGCAACACCAAGGTTGTTATACTAGATGAGGCTGACTACTTAAACCCTAATTCAACTCAACCTGCACTTCGTGGATTCATAGAAGAGTTTGCATCTAATTGCAGATTCATCTTAACGTGCAATTTTAAAAATCGTATCATACCGCCCTTGCATTCAAGGTGCGCTGTAATTGAGTTTAAGATTCCTAATGCTAGTAAGCCAACTATTGCTACAGATTTCTTTAGACGAGTATGCAGTATATTGGATCAAGAACTTATACCTTTTGATCCGAAGGTAATTGCTAAAGTAGTACAAAAGCACTTCCCTGACTTCCGTAGAACTTTAAATGAACTTCAGCGCTATTCTCAATCAGGATCTATTGATGAAGGTATTCTTGTTAGTGTAAGTGAAGCTAATATGAAAGACCTGGTCGATTCTATAAAAGATAAAGACTGGAAGAAGATGAGGGGATGGGTTGTTAATAATTTAGATAATGACCCTGTATCTTTATTTCGTAAAATTTATGATACCTTTATTCCCCTAACTAATCAGGTACCTCAGTTAGTACTTACAATTGCTGACTACCAATATAAATCTGCGTTTGTCTCTGACCAGGAAATTAACTTGGTAGCGTGTCTAACCGAAATTATGGCAAGCGTGGAGATAAAATGAAGGATATATTACTAAATACATATGACTGGATATACGATGACTATTGCACTCATCCTCTTAGGTTCTGCATTGAGTTGCTTGCTTGGGCTATTAGTATTGGCTGTTCGATTACCATGGCTCTCACTGTCCCCAACCCGCCTTTACTTGCTTTGTACCCTGTTTGGATTGTCGGCTGCAGTCTCTATGCTTGGGCTGCTTATAGTAGGAAATCTTTTGGGATGCTGGCTAACTACCTGCTTCTGGTAACCATTGACTCGGTCGGCCTTACGAGGATGTTATGGACATAAATAAAGTTTTTGGTCAGGGAGTAGCGGAGGGTATCACTGAGGTGTATAAAGAGCCATCAATGTCTCCTTTTGATTTTATAAATGCAATTACCTTTAATAAGAACGATTTAATCGTCGATGAATGGTCAGAAAAACAATACATTCCTTACATTATTAATAAGGGTCTATCGTATGGGGTCGATACAGTAATTCCAGCTAATGAGATGAATGCGCGCCCACATATCGGTAAGAAACTCCAATTCCAATTTTTAATAAATAGTATTAGACCTAGAAAACGCTTTAACAAGTGGATAAAGGCTGAAAAGATTGAATCGATAGAAGTAATTAAGACATACTATGGCTATAGCACTGAGAAAGCCCGCCAGGTACTCCCCCTTCTTGATCAGTCAAAAATTGACTACTTAAAACAAAAATTAGAAAAAGGTGGGATTTATAATGTCAAACGAGTATTTCAAGATTGACCTACCAGGCTATACCCCCCTAGAAGTAACTCTTTCCCAACCTGATGACTTTCTTAAAGTGCGTGAGACACTTACCCGTATTGGTGTAGCATCTAGAAAAGATAAGATACTATATCAATCTTGCCACATATTGCATAAACAAGGGAAGTACTATATAGTACACTTCAAAGAATTGTTTGCACTTGATGGTAAGTCAACCGATCTTACAGAGAATGATATAGAACGTAGAAATACTATTACAAAATTATTATCTGATTGGGGTTTAGTAAAGGTGATCGATATAAATAATATGACGGAACAAGCACCTCTCTCGCAGATTAAAGTAATTGCGTTTAAAGATAAAGGTGAATGGGACCTTCAGACAAAATATAATATTGGCAAGAAAAAGACCGAAAGTTCTTATTAAGTTGCCTATATAAAACGTATCCCAGGGATGGGAACGTGAACGACTCCACTACCTTAGGGGCGTCTAAAGCCGGTATCACGTTAGGGTACCCCTGCAGTCGGTAAGCAGGATTTTATCGCTATGCCTTCGGGGTAGCAAATTTTAACTCGCTTAATAGGAGAACTATATGTTTTACGCAAACATGGCTATCGATTCAATTCAAGACGCCAAAATCACCTTCCTCAAACAAACAGTCCAGGAAGACACCCTTCAAAAATCTTTAATTGCTTTCGTTGAGGCACAACGTGTCTTTACAAAACAAATTGCTAAATCTGCTAGCGATGTAATGAGCATTGCTTCAGAAACATTTGCTAACGCAATTACAGGTACTACAAAAAAGGGAGCTTAATATGACAATACTTACAACTTTTGGCCCTGATTTTAAAGACGTGGGTAAATTTTTTGTTGGCTTTGATGACCAGTTTAATCGTCTTGCTAAAATTCACGAGGATATGTCAAAAAATATTCCTAACTATCCCCCTTATAATATTAAAAAGACAGGCGATAATACTTACGTTATTGAAGTAGCTCTTGCTGGGTTTTCTAAACAAGATATTGAAATTGAACTCAATGACGGTAAAGTGTTAATTAAGGGTAACGTCCAGTCAGATGATGCCGAGGATAATTTCTTGTTCAAAGGAATTGCTAACCGTGCCTTTACTCGTTCTTTTGCACTCGATGATCAAATCGAGATACAAAATGCCGAAATGTTCAATGGTATGCTAAAGGTATTTCTTGAGCGTATTATTCCTGAACATAAAAAGCCCAAGAAGATCGAAGTTAAAGATACTTCAGAAGCTAAACCTAAAAAAACTAAACCACAACTACTTACAGAAGATCCACAAGATCGCGACATGTAAGATCTAAGCCCCCTCGGGGGCTTTTTAATTTGTTCACAAGACAAGGAAAAACTATGTTAAGAAAATTAATAAATATCATGCACGAAGTTAGAAACGCATTACGAAAAGGTCGAGATAGATTACCAAAAGGGTCATGATTATACTATCACTAATACCTGTTAGAAGAAAAAATTGGGTTATTAAAGCCAGTGTTTTTGATGATCAGATATTAGTGTTTTTTCACAACCCGCTAACACTTGCATATTTCTTTAAAATATTTTATAATGAAGAGTGTGCTTTTAAATTTATAGAAGAAATTGTTGTAACATAATCTATGCGTAAAGAAGTAACGTAACAGTTGCATTTTTCTCGGCTGAGCATATAATATAAATATGAACAAAGGAGATAATATGAAAAAACTAATCGCAATTTCTATAGCGTTACTGCTCTCAACTAGTGCTATTGCTCAGCATAACCATGGTGGTCATGGTAACTATAATCACGGCGGCCATAATCGTGGCGGTGGTAACTGGGCAGGTCCGTTGATTGGTGGTATAGTTCTGGGTACTATAATTTCTAATTCACAGAGGTCGGTAATTGTTGATCAGCAACCACATGTTGTTATTCAATCACAACCACCAATATACTCTCTACCTATGCAACAATACTATCAGTGTTTGGTTCAAATTAAAGATCCATTTACAGGTGTAATTCGGAATGAAGTCGCTACGTGCGTCAGATAAACATGGGCTGATAGCTTAGTGTCCTAAAGCAGCGGCCTCATAAGCCGTTGATCGTAGGTTAGAATCCTACTCGGTCTACCATTATTATGAAAACTTATACTGCTGAAATTTTAGACGCCGAAGATGGATCCGGAGACGGGGTCCTTCAATTACCAGAAGACTTCTGTAAAGAAGATGACTGGCGCGAGGGAGATCGTATCCATATGGAAGTAATCGGCGAGGCCCTTAAACTAACAAATTTAGATAGGAATAGACGTGAAGGTATATTTGAGCAAATACCGCTACCACTGGATTAGTCCATATACGGTACTGGAAAAAGTTTTTTTCTGGCGTGAAATTGATTACGATGAACCTATCATTGATAAATGGTCGGATCGTCTAACACCTATTTGTCAAGGTATTCAAAAAGTTCTTGACTTTATTCACCCTAAGATTAATTACGTTAAAATTGATGGATGGGATACTTGGAGTATGGACTATACTCTTTCGCATGTTGTGGTACCGATGCTTAAACAGCTTAAGGTAACAAAACACGGCGCACCTTTTGTAGATGATGAAGATGTACCTGAAGAACTAAAGAGTACATCTGCACCTCCAAAGGAAAATGATTATGATACAGATGAAAATCATTTTAAGCGATGGGACTGGGCTCTTAATGAAATGATCTGGGCGTTCGAACAAAACCTAGATACTAACAGTGAGGAGAAGTTCTTTGATCATGCTGAATGGGATGAAAAGGAAAAAGACTTCGCAAAAAACCTTCATAAAATTAAAATTGATCAACCTGGGCTTAAAGCTCATCAAGATCGTAAGGCAAACGGGTTCCGTTTATTTGGTAAATATTATTCAGGGCTTTGGGATTAATTATGAAAAGTGCTGTTGTTATTACTCCTACAACAGGGTCACCTGATGTGGTTGATGCTATTAATTCAGTTAAGTCACAAACATATAAGAATGTTGATCACTTAATTGTTGTAGACGGCAGTCAGTTTTCTCTCCGTACCGATCAAACATTCCGTGATGCAGGTATAATTTCTGCAAGGGATAAGCTGTACCGAACAGATCTTCCGTTTAATACCGGGGGTAGTGGGTATTACGGTCACCGGGTAATGGCCGCCTTCTCTCATCTAGTTAATTACGACTATGTTTTATTTCTCGACCAGGACAACTGGTATGATCCTAACCATGTAGAGTTATTAATTGATGAGTGTGAAAAATATAATTTTGAGTGGTCATATAGTCTAAGAAAGATTTATGATAATAATAAGAATTATATTTGTGATGATAATTGCGAGTCTCTTGGTCGATGGCCAACATGGGTAAATGATAAAGGATTTCTTGTTGATTCAAGCTCATATTGCTTTACACAGAAGTTCATTCGTGTAGTAGGTCATGTATGGGATTATGGTTGGGGTGCTGATCGTAGGTTCTATACAATATTAAAAGATGAGGTTGGTCATAATAATTATGGTTGTACCGGTAGGCATACCCTTAACTATCGTCTTGGTGGTAATGAAGGTTCCGTGAACACAGAATTCTTTACTGAAGGTAATAAGAAAACTACTGAACAGTACCAGGGTTCATTTCCTTGGTCAACAATTATAAAATGATAAGAAGATTTAAAGTTAATACTTTTTTAACTGGTAGTAAACGTAAATTTATTCCAGAAATTTTACCTGGAACTAATACACCAATAACGCGGGGTAGCTCAGTAGTAGAGCGCTGGACTCATAATCCAGATGTCGGAGGTGCGAACCCTTCCCCCGCATCCCTTAATCCTAACATTGTACTCGGCTACAATTAATGCGATTCTTTTTTCTGGTACTCGCACTACTAACGAGCAATGCGTTTGCTTTTAGCATGACCGCTCAAAGTTGGTTAGAGACCGATGATCAGGGCAACCTGATTGAAGGTTCTAATATTACCGAGGTTCGATCAATTGCAAGCATTACCAAGTTAATGACGGTGATTGCTGTCTTGGACCTTAAACAAGACATGCAGGAAAAAATTGGTAAGTTTACCAGAGGTCAATTAGTTCAACTTGCTTTGGTTAAATCTGATAATGATGCTGCAAAAGCATTATGTGATAATTTTCCAGGAGGTCGTTTTGAGTGTATTCGTTTTATGAACGAAAAAGCAAACTATCTTGGAATGTATAGGACAAAGTTTATTGAGCCTACCGGGCTTAGTCCCATGAATATCAGTACTGCTTTAGATCTTTTAAAGTTGGTATTTGAGGCCAGCCATTACCCCGAAATTGTTAGAGCCAGTCAAACCCCAGTCTTAAATATTCAGATTGGAAATAAGGTATTATCATATCGTAATACCAATCCTGTTATAGGTAAACGATATAACTTTATTGTCAGTAAGACAGGTTCCACTAATGCCGCGGGGAGTTGTATTGTTGTGATGTTTGATACGGATGTTGGCCGCCGTATTGTAATCTTACTGGGTGCTAAAGCTGGTAAGAGATTACCTGAAGCAGAGTATATTGTTTATAATTAATTCCAGTACTTCGAAGAATCTAAATTATCCCAATACGCTTTATTGTTGCGGTTAATAAAATTATTGACTAAGTAAGTAGCCATACCAAAGTACCCCATCTTTTTAAACCTACGGGAATCTTGTCCGAAGTAGTGACTTACTATTCTAAACTTTCTAGGGCTGTACATTCGAGATAGAAAGTAGTCTTCAGACGTTACAGTCTTTTCTGGAAACCCTCCAAACTCTTCAAACTTATCTCTACGAGTTAGCATGAAGGCACCAACAGCAAATGGTGAGAAGTATTTTAAAATGTGGTTGATGATATTAAAAAGAGTAAATCCAATGATAGCTCTCTTGTCATTATCATAGCATTTTATATTTAATCCAACAAGGTCTAAATTCTTAGATACTATTTCATTAACAGCGTCTTTAATAACATTACCTTTAAAGAAACGAACATCAGCATCGATGAATAAGATATAGGGGGTTGTGACTAAGCGGGCACCATTATTTTTAGCAAAAGAAACAGGACCGCCTTCTATAACTTCTACATTTAAAGAATAACTATTTTCTTTTATAACTTGTCTAGTATTATCTGTAGAGCAGTCAGCAATTATAATTCTTGTATCGCCTATGTCTTGAGAACGAAAAGAATTTAATAGATGAGAGATATAATCTTCTTCATTCTTGCAAGGTACAACGATAGTAATTTTATCCGATAGGCTCATCTGTTTCCTTCGTCCACGTAACAATCTCCCAGCGCCCATCCCAGTGTTCTACTAATGCAGTACAGGACTCTACCCAGTCACCATCGTTCATATACATTACACCGTCAATATCTTTTATTTCAGCATGATGTATATGGCCACAAATCACCCCGTCATATCCTCGCTTCTTACAATACCCAGCTAAGTTTTTTTCAAAGTGGAAAATAAAGTCTACTGCTCTCTTTACTTTTGTTTTGAGATATTGACTAAGACTAAAATACCCAAAGCCAAAGCGATGACGTATCCAATTGAACTTGTTATTGAGCGATAAAACCACATCATATGCACGATCTCCTAAAAATGCTAACCAAGGGGCAAGTCTAGTAATACCATCAAACATGTCACCGTGTGTGACGAGATAATGTTTACCATCTGCACCAATATGTTCTATTTGATTGTGAATCTCTACTAGACCGAAACTAAAACCGTAAGGTATCATTGGTCGTAAAAATTCATCATGATTACCAGCAATATATATTACTCTGGTACCGCGCTTGGCGTGCCCCAGTACCCGTCTTACGACATTTGTATGAGACTGCTTCCAACGCCATTTGTTTTGTTGTATACGCCAGGCGTCAATTATATCCCCTACCAGGTATAAAGTATCACAGGTATTATTTTTTAAAAAATTATTTAGTTTACCGGCTTTGCAATCATTAGTACCTAGATGAACGTCACTGATAAAGATGCTACGATACTTCTTTGAGTTCATTAATTAATATCATTAAACGCTAAAACTGCTACCACATCCACAGGTATGTTTTGCGTTGGGGTTAGTAATTACAAATTCTTTCTTCATAAATTCATCTTTATAATCAATATTGGCATCTTGTAAATATTGCATACTCGCTGCATCAACTAAGACTCTGAATTCATCCAGAGGAAATTCAAAGTCATCTTCATTCATAACTTCATCCATGGTAAATCCGTAATTAAACCCGGAACAACCGCCGCCCACTACAAAAGTTCTTAAAGAAACTTTAGGGTTATTTTCTTCTCGCAATAAGTCTATGATCTTAGACTTTGCAGCATCTGTTATTGTAATCATGGATAGCCGCCTTTATTGCATCTTCTGCAAGTATTGAACAATGTATTTTAACCGGTGGGAGGGCAAGTTCTTCAGCAATTCGTGAATTAGTAATCTTTCCCGCTTCGTTAAGCGTTTTTCCCTTGACCCATTCTGTAACGAGACTTGAGCTTGCAATTGCGGACCCACAACCGTATGTTTTGAATTTTGCATCTATTATAATACCCTCTTCTACTTTAATTTGAAGCTTCATTACATCTCCGCAAGCAGGTGCACCAACCATACCAGTACCAATATCAGTATCATTCTTTTCGAAGGATCCGACATTCCTGGGATTTTCATAATGGTCAATTACCTGCGAACTGTAAGACATGATTATTTTCCTTGTGCTCTTTGTAATTGCTTAATCTTTTCTTCGTGAATAGCAATCATTTCCCTATTCAGTTGAATACTGTCACGATTCTTTTGAACTGCTTCAGTTAGATCTTGACGTAATCTTTCACGTGCCAACTCAGCACTGGTATTTGATGCTTGCCTGTTATCGCTGGTTACAACTAAACTCATTTTACCTTGAAGTATAGTTACTTCGTGTGCTAGTGTACCTACAGCGCTTAGTAAGTAACCTACACCTGCGATGATTAGCGGTAACAACGCAAATAGTAGTTTTTCAACAAATGCGCTTTTTTCGTTTGACTCTGTTGCCATTTTATTCTTCTCCTAATTTTCCTAATTTTGCAATATAATTATCCATCATGTGATCGTAAGCACCAAGGAACTTTTGCCCTTTTGCATAAGCCCTTGCTCTACTACGAACCATGTCTTTTACCTGTTGCCAGGGTGTAAGGTTTCTAAATGCACCGTAGTAATTCATATATATGTGAGTCCCGTGATGAGCAAAACCCATTAACCTAAAGGGAACCTTTGTAACATCGTCACAGTTATTTTGTACTCTGTAGTGTTTAACTGTCAGGCTGTTAACAAATTCTTTATTACCCACTCTTGGTGAACCAAATGTTATTAGTGATATAACCTTTGACTGCATTCTACCTGAAGCAATAGTTGCCATTGCAGCGCCAAGACTATGGCCTGTGACATAAAGAGTTTCGATATTAGAAACAGCCTTTTCTATTGCAGGCCATAACTTGTTAATTTCACCTTTAAAGCCTACGTGGATTTTACCACCAATAGCTTCAATATTCTTACCAGCTTTTAAGTCAGCTAATATATCTGACGGCTCAGTAACCTCTGTACCTCTAAAACTTAATACGTGTGTACCATCATTGTTTTTAAGAAGATATGCTTGTGCATTATCAATATCAAAAAATTCAACGATGGTGCATCCTATGGCTTTAAACTTAGTCATAGCTGTTTTTGGATTTTCGTAGGTAATTGCAGCTATGTTAGCAAATATCAATAATTGAGGTTTTTCCATTTATATTTCTTTCTTTTTATTTATCACACATACATATCAATAGTATTAATCATTGAAACTTCCATGCGTATAATATTTTCATGAGCTTTCTTTACATAAATCTCGTAAAGGTAATCTTTTTGTTCTACATACTCTTTATGTTTTGCTATGTAAGTATCATAAAGTTCCTCATTTTTTCTAGTATGAGCAACCGCAAGGATACTATCAACCGGGGCATAGTCAGGCCATGAGACGCCCCACATTTAATTTTTCTCTATATTTTTTGCATTAATATATAACTCGTAAGTTAGAACTCGTATCTCCCCGTCGTCAGATGTACCTAATAGATGGGCTAAGTTATTATATATTTTTGCAATGTCATCTTTACTACACACTGTACTGTGAGTTTTTATCCATTTAATTATTTTTATCTTACGCTCATATGGGTCATGAGTAGTTAAAGCAACATACTTAAAATCACCGAGGTTACAAATTGATGATTGTGCAGTTGATTTATTAAGTATAAAAGCCATTACAATGATTATTAGCCATTTCATTGTGACATTTCAGAAGAGGCTAGGTTAATTCTTGTTTTAACCACATTTAAATCTGCAGGCTCCGTTTTAAATCCTACTGCAACATATCCATCGAAGTCACCAATTTCTGGAGGAATACCACCACGACAGATAAATGTAGCACCTTGCTTGGCTTCCCACTCTGAAGACTTGCTAGTGACATCTAGTTTATCGCAAATAACCTCACCGTTAAGCATACCAATAATTGCAGCATTACGACCAGGGTCTTTGTTAAACAAACTAGAAATTAATCCATCTAATGTGTTATCTCTTCCCTTGGGACCGAAAGCCAACATTGTTGTTCTGGTGTTAACAACTAAACTTGCTTTGTGTACTACTACAGATACAGCTTCCAAGTCTTTTTGTAGGCTTGCAGCAACCGGTATAAGGTGATTTACCTCTTTAAGATTGGTTATTTTACTCGAATGGGTAATTGCTTCTAAAATTACAGCCCTGCTATCCCATGCAAAGTAACCAAAGAAAAATACGCTTGCAAGTAAAATTACTTCAAATAATTTAAACGGTGAATCAACCCATTTAATTAAATCGATAGCTTTATCCATCATAGAGGATGCAGACTTTGTGCTACTACTTACATCTATAACTATAGAGGAAGCAACTGCTTTTTTAACCGGTTTTTTGGTTGTTTGCTTAACTGGTGGTTTTTTAACCGGAGCGCTCTTAACAGGCGGTTTTTTAACCGGTGTACTTTTTACTGGCGGGCGCTTGACTGGAGGTTTCTTTGTAGCCATATGTATCCTTAATATTTGCATAATATATTGCATAATTAAGAACTAACACTGTTTTATATTTATAACCGAAATAAGTTGATTAAGTTATAGATCTATCATATAATCAACAGATGCTATTTTATACAAACGTTTATGCCCGGGGTGATTATATTTACTTCCGCGGATTCAAGGATGGTAAGCGGGTTCATCAGAAGGTGCCGTTTAAGCCAAGTTTCTATGTTCGATCTGGTACCGAGTCACAATATAAATCTTTATGGGGTGAAAATCTTGAGAAGAAGCAGTTTGGCTCTATTGCGGCTGCGAAGGAATTTGTAAAGAGGTACAGGGATGTAAGCAACTTCCCTATCTACGGTAACTATAATTACATATATCAATTCACCAGCAAACTCTTTCCCGATAAGATTGACGTCGATATCTCGTTAATGAGGATTGTGACGATTGATATCGAGACCACAACTGAGTATGGTTTCCCTGATGTCCGGAATGCGCAAGAGCAGGTTATTCTTATTTCTATTCAAGACTTTAATACAAAGCAAATTACAACCTTTGGATGTAAGCCGTATACGAGTAAGAAAGAAAATGCTACCTATATTCAATGCGTAGATGAATTTGATCTACTGCGTAAGTTTATTAACTACCTTAAAGATGATTATCCCGATGTAATAACTGGCTGGAACGTACAGCTGTTTGACATTGCATACCTGTCTTCTAGAATTGTTAAGGTATTAGGTGATAAAGCTTTAACGGAATGTTCTCCTTGGGGGTTCGTCTCAACCAATGAGGTACCGTACGCAAGAGGTCGTACCCAACTAGCATATAACTGGAGTGGTATATCCATTCTTGACTTTATGGATCTGTATAAGAAGTTTTCTTATAAGATGGTTGAAAACTATAAGCTGGATACGGTTGCTAAGGAGGAGCTTAACAAGGAGAAGATTAAGTCACCATACAGCACCTTTAAAGAGTTTTATACGAATGATTGGGAACTCTTTGTTGACTATAATATTGTCGACGTAGAGTTGGTTGACCAGTTGGAAGATAAGATGAGAATTATTACTCTTATCCTGACTATGGCGTACGATGCTAAATGCAATTACACGGATATCTTTTCATCGGTACGTACATGGGATTGTATTTTATATAATAAGTTATTGAAGCAGAACATTATTGTTCATAACCCGCCCCCGGTTGATCTTAATTTAGATAGACAGATTATGGGTGCGTATGTCAAGGAGCCTAAGCCTAGTCAATACGATTGGGTTGTTTCTTTTGATGCAACCTCTCTGTACCCCTCTATTATTATGTCATGGAATATGTCTCCTGAGACACTTGTTAACGGGCAGAAGTACCTAGCAGACGATGAGAGAAGTATTCAGCAGTTATTAGACAGAACTGTACATACACAAAATATTCATGATGAGCAGTTGGCTATGACTGCTAACGGGCAATGCTTTAGAAAAGATAAGAAGGGTATCTTCCCTGAATTAATTGAGTTCTACTTTGGTGAGCGACAGGTTGCTAAGAAGCTAATGCTAGAAGCGCAAATCATGTACGAGAAGACAAAAGATAAGAAGTACTTGAACGAAATATCCAGTCTTAACTCAAGGCAGATGTCTGCTAAGATTTTAATGAACTCTCTTTACGGTGCAATGGGTAATGTTCACTTTAGGTATTATGATATCCGAATAGCCGAGGGTATTACAATGACCGGGCAACTTATTATTCGAACGGTAGCTAATAAATTAAAAAGCTTTGTAAATAAGGAATGTGGAACTAAAGATATTGAATACTCTTTTTATTCCGATACCGATTCTACGTACATTACTCTTGGAGATTTAGTAAAACGCAATCTTAAAGGTAGAACTAACGAGGTGATCGTAGAGGTTTTAGATAAGTACTGTAGTACACAGATTGAACCTACTATTAACGAGGCGTGTGAGGATCTTGCAGACTACTTAAATATTTACCAGCGTAGGATTAAATTTAAGCGAGAGATTATTGCCGATAGAGGTATATGGATTGCTAAGAAGCGGTATGCGGTTAATGTATATAACTCGGAAGGTGTTACTTACGATCCCCCGAAGCTTAAAATTCTAGGGATGGAGATCGTTAGGTCCTCTACCCCTGCCCCGGTTCGTAAAGCACTCAAGGAGGCTGTCGGTATTGCTCTTACAAAAGATGAGGCAACGTTGAGGCAGTTTGTGGCTGACTTAGAGTCAACGTGGCATAGTCTTGACCCTGAAGATATTGCGTTCCCTAGAGGTATTAATGGGCTTAAAGAATATAGTGATCCTAATTCCATCTTTAGAAAGGGTACCCCTATCCACGTAAGGGGAGCTCTCCTATATAATCATCTAATTACAAATAATGGGTTAGAGAAGAAGTATCAATTGATTCAAGAAGGGGATAAGATTAAGTTTGTGTATTTAAGAGAACCTAATCCCCTAGCTACCCACGTTATAACATTTGCAGGAGATATCCCTCCGGAGTTTAATTTACGTGAGTATATTGATTATGATAAAATGTTTGAGAAGTCTTTTCTTGAACCCCTTAACTCTTTACTCAGCTGTATTGGCTGGCAAGTTAAAGAAACCGCATCTCTAGAAGGATTATTCGGATGAAAAAATATATTGCAATTCTTTCATTACTGTTAGTTACCCAGGCATTTGCTCAAAAGATGCCCAAGAACTCAGCAACCTATGACACCCAGGTCTTACGTGTAAGTGATGGTGATACCATTGTCATTGCAGCACCATTCTTACCTGCGCCACTCAAACCAGAACTAGCAGTTCGTATCTTCGGTGTTGATACACCAGAAAAGGGACATAGAGCACAGTGTCCACAAGAGGATCAAAGAGCACAGTTAGCTAGTAAATGGACCTCTCAGTTGATTGCTCAGGGGGGTAGGATACAAGTTACCTTATATGCCTGGGATAAATTTGGTGGTAGGGTGCTTGGAGATATCTTAGTTAATGGTCAAAGTGTTCGAGCTGGGTTAATTGCTAATGGATTAGCACGTGAATATTACGGTGATGCCAAGCAAAGCTGGTGTCAGTAATAGATTGACCTTACGTCTGATTTATATTATAATATGTGAACTATAAGGAACTTATACTATGTCAATACTCGATAAGATTAAAAAGAACTCTACTATTAAGGATACGGCCCTCTTAGCCGAATCGAAATTCTTTCAGAAGAAGGATATGATTCCTACTTCTATCCCTGCAATTAATATTGCTTTATCTGGTAGACTAGATGGAGGTCTTACTCCTGGTCTTACGATGTGGGCAGGTCCTTCGAAGCACTTTAAGACTGCTTTTTCTTTATTGATGGCAAAGTCGTATCTGGATAAGTATCCCGATGCGGCTTTACTCTTTTATGATTCAGAGTTCGGTACTCCTCAGTCGTACTTTGACTCTTTTGGCATTGATGCTAAACGTGTTATCCATACCCCACTAACTAATATTGAGCAATTGAAGTTCGATATAATGACTCAGTTAGAAGGTATTGAAAGAAGTGATCATCTGATTATTATTATTGACTCTATTGGTAACCTTGCATCTAAGAAAGAAGTCGAAGATGCGTTAGAAGGTAAGTCGGTAGCAGATATGTCAAGAGCAAAGCAGATCAAGTCTCTGTTCCGTATGGTTACCCCTCATCTATCTCTTAAAGATATACCGATGGTAGTAGTTAATCATACCTATAAGACTATGGAGTTATATTCAAAAGACGTTGTAGGTGGTGGTACTGGTTCTTATTACTCCGCCGATAATATCTTTATCCTAGGTCGTCAGCAAGAAAAAGAAGGTACCGAGGTTGTAGGGTATAACTTTATTATTAACGTTGAGAAGTCGCGCTACGTCAGAGAGAAATCTAAGATCCCTGTTACTGTTCGTCACGATGGTGGTATCAGTCGTTGGTCTGGACTACTGGATATGGCTTTAGAATCTGGTCACGTTATTAAGCCTTCTAACGGTTGGTATTCTCGCGTTAATAAAGATACCGGTGAAGTAGAAGATCAGAAGTTTAGAGCAGCACAGTGTGATACTAAGGAGTTCTGGCTACCTATTTTACAAACATCTTCATTCCAGGAATGGGTAAAGACTACCTATCAAGTTGCTAACGGTGCTATCTTGAGTGATGAAGATATTACTAAGGAGTTTGATGATGCTACGGAATGATTTATTTAAACCATGGTTTGTAGGCGACGACTGGGGGTTTGAAATTATAGACGGTGAGTATAAAGGTGTATGTATTCAGATTGAAAAATTAGAGTTTGATGAAAAAACAGAAGGTGGTCTACTACTAGACTCCCATACTGTACATAAGCCGGATTCAATTACCGATGAAGAATTAAAAGAGCCAAAATTTCAAGCTGTTGTTGAAGTTATTATTAATGATATTTTACGAGAAGCAATAGATGACCTTAAGCAGACTAGAGATAACGATACTAAAGAATCTAGTACATGATGAAGTATACATGCGCAAGGTACTGCCTTTTATTAAGGAGCAGTACTTTACGGATGAGAGTGAAAGAACGGTTTATAAATTAATTCACGAGTTTGTAACTAAGTACAACAAGCCTCCTACGGTTGAGGCTATATCTATTTCATTACAGAATACCAATGTACCTGAAGGTCAATTTAAGGAGATAACCGATCTCTTTAAAGAGCTGGTCGTAACGGAGGTACCTAACCCTCAATGGTTATTAGATGAGACTGAAAAGTTCTGTAAGGATAAGGCTGTATATAACGCTATTCTTCAATCTATCGGGGTAATGGAGGGTAGGGATAAGCTTGTATCAAAAGATGGTATTCCTTCTTTACTTCAAGATGCATTAGGTGTTTGTTTTGATAACTCTGTTGGGCATGATTACTTTGATGATGCAAGTAAGAGGTTTGAATACTATAACCGTGTCGAAGAGCGAATCCCATTTGACCTAGATCTCTTTAATAAGATCACACAGGGTGGGATGCCTAATAAAACGCTTAATATTGCGCTTGCAGGTACCGGGGTTGGTAAGTCTTTATTCATGTGTCACGTAGCCGCCAGTTGTATTGGTCAAGGTAAAAATGTATTGTACATTACTTTGGAGATGGCAGAGGAGCGAATTGCTGAGCGTATTGACGCAAATCTATTGAACGTGGAGATCGATCAATTAAAGTCTCTACCTAAACAAATGTTTGATAGCAGGATGGAAAAGCTGAATAACAAGATACATGGCAAGCTAATTATTAAGGAGTACCCTACGGCGTCTGCACACGTTGGCCACTTTAAAATGCTGTTAAATGAGTTGAGTTTAAAGAGATCCTTTAAACCTGATGTAATTTTTATCGATTACTTGAACATATGTGCATCCTCCAGATTTAAGCCTGGTGGAGGTGTCAATTCTTATACATATATAAAAGCCATTGCAGAAGAGTTACGTGGTCTAGCTGTAGAATTTAATGTACCTATTATGTCAGCTACTCAGACAACGCGTTCGGGTTTCTCGAATACGGATGTGGAGCTTACAGATACTTCCGAATCTTTCGGTCTACCAGCAACAGCAGATTTTATGTTTGCGTTGATTAGTACAGAAGAACTCGAGCAACTCAATCAGTTAATGGTAAAGCAGCTGAAAAACCGGTATAATGACCCTACATTACACAAGCGGTTTATGATCGGTATTGATCGGGCGAAAATGCGGCTGTATGACCTTGAGGATATTGCTCAAAGTAATCTACGGGATACCGGGCAGGAAGATGCACCTATTAATATTGGTATGAATAATCTATTCAAGAAAAAGGACTTCTCCGGAATTAAAGTATAAATAATTCTAAAGGGGGCCCTATGTATCTTGCACCAGTTATAGATGGAATTTTAGAGTCAAAGAAATCTAAATTAGTAGGCCGCCAAACTTATTTTTATATTACCGGTATATTAAACCGGTCTTTTGCAAAGGTTGAACCCTTTACATTTCGGTATGAAACCTACAGTGATTACAGCAGAGAAGACTTTTCAGTATCCGGTCTATACGATATGGATGCAAATAAGCGTTACATAGTTCTTAACTTCCCTAAAAATCACAAAACCTTTCCCATGGATGATGAGAAGTGGAGAGAATTTAAGTTTGCGGTATCACAGGTATGCCAGCATGAAGCTATCCATCAAAACCAATGGCAGCACCGAGACTATAAAGATGAAGGAGCGTTAAGTTTAGATTTTAGAAACATGGCAGGGGATTTGGATGAGGATAGAGAGTATCTTTCAGATATTGACGAAATTGATGCTTACGGTCATGATATTGCAATGGAAATAAAATTTTGTTACCCTAAAAAGGATCCCTACGAGGTTTTGCGTACAATAGACAGAAGAAGAAAATTGTGGTCATACTCGTACTATAAAAAAACTTTTAAAGGTGAGGAGTGGTCTGACATTAAGAAGCGGCTTTATAAGAAAATATACTTATGGATGCCATATGTTACTGTATAATATAAAAGGAAGAAATGGAAGAACCTATCTTCTCAATAATGGATTTACTTCAATTGGGGTTAATGATTTTAGCCTGTTACGCCTGTTACTGGAGGGGAAGAATTGTAGGAATTGAACAAACGGTACAAACCTTGGCAGACCAGGGGTTAATTGACCTAGAAGAAGTTGAAGATGAAGAAGGCCTTTAGGGGCCTTTTTTTACGGCCGTAAATTTGCCTTTTGGACGGAAATAGGTTATAATAGTATATCAACTAAATTAAAGGATTGTATGCAAACTCAGACTAACTCTAGACCCCGTATTAAAAACGATACTGTGGGTACCGATGGTATGAAGTTGTTGTTTAAGGAATACGAAGGTTCGACGTTGGTGTCGTTTCGTAACACCTGTAGTTTACTGATTGAAGAATCCGCTGGTAAGAGAAGTACTAAGGATAAGTTTCTTGCAGAGATTGCACGAGCTACATCCAAGGATACGATGCTTACCAAGGTTACCAATTACATGATGGCCGGGCAGGGTCTTGGTGTGTAAGCACCACAGTAGTTGGGTTTTGTGTGATAGGTAGTTAAATTTTATTATGAAAGGTCTATTATGACTTTGTTTACTGTGGCAGGTGTTTCTAGACACAATGGTGAGATAAAGGTTCGTTTCTGTTCTGATTTTGTACTTCGAGTTAAGAACTTGCAGAAGCAGGGAGATACGGATATTCAGCTTATCGAACTTCCAAACCCTATGACTAAGCCCCAAGCTTGTTCGTTTCTTTTGGATCAGGAATCATTTAATGTTTATGCTTCTGAAATTATCGAGATTCTGGGCAAAAAGGAGTTGAAAGAAACTCCTAAACAGCCTATAATCAAGGCTGCGAAAGAGGAAAAAGTTGATCTAGAACTTGAGTCAATCAAAGAACTAGCTGAAGCTTAATCCTCTGTTACGAGGGAAAGACCACCGCCCTCGTAACTTTTTCTATGGTGGGGCATTTCTATATTAAGGAAATATTATGTCTTTGCAAAACAGTGTACTGAAAACTTTGTCACATGGCCGTCAATTTACCGCCGGTCAAATGGCAGG